ATTGGTCGTACCATATCTTTACATAGGCGGAAGCTCCACCCTCACAGAACAACTCTAAAGCATCAGTATCTAAAACACCCCCGCTAAAGCTAATGTCTTGCTCTGCATTATCGTTGTCTCTACGAACACGAATGCAAAGCTCCTCACCAGTACTAGGGTTAAAAGTAGGGTCACCACTTAATTTACGTAGAGAGTATCCAAATAGAGAATTCTCACCAAATTCATTAAGAACAGGTGGTGCTACTAACGGAATGCTAGATGATAGTATACTTCCTCCTAATCCCAGCATTATCCTTTAGCTCTACGGTAAGCGAGAAGGTATTTACCAACTGAGTTAGCAGCAATTTCAATTCTGGTAAAATCACCATAAATAACCTGTGCCGATGCAATTTTTATCCTTGTCCCTATTGATGTTCCATCTGCACTGAAATCATCTCCAGTGGCTGTGATTAAAGAACATTTAACAAAGTTATCGTTAACTGGAGTTACAGCAACCCAGTCTCCATCGACTTCAACCACAGTAGAAGCTCCAGCTATAATGTCAAATCCTGCCGCACCAAAGCTTTGTTGGTTAAAAGCACTATCTCTAAAAAATTTTGCCATTTTTTATTTTTTTACAAATTTAATAATTATTAAGACGTTAACATATCGACTAAACTGCCGCCTTCGTCTTGTAATTCGCCTCTATTTCCTTTTCTTTGCTCAATCATTTTAGACATTTCAACAGCTTGTTTTTTAACACGCTCGTCTTTGCGGTCATCTTTTTCGGACTCTAAGCCTTTTCTAAACTCCATGTCCTGCTGTTTCATACCTGCGCTGGCTTGAACCTTAGCCCCTTCAATCTGACCTTTTAACTGGTATTCTAATTGAAGCAGTTGTGCTTTTGCTTGTGCATCGGCTTGAATCTCAGCAATCTTAGCTTGCGACTGCATCTGTATCTCTTGCATCTTGCCTTGCGAAGCAGCTTGTGCAACTTGAGCATTCATTTGACCTTGCATTTGAGAATTTTGCTGCGCCATCTGCTGGTTTAGAGCCATTCTCTTTTTACGTCTAATGATAAGCAACCTCTCTGCTTGGTCTACATCTTTTAATTGCCTTACAGCCATAGCATCCTCTAGGTCTATTTCTTTTTGAGACAAAGCTATTTGAATATTCTGCTCTAAATAAGATTTTTCGGTTTCATCCATTTCTGTTTGAACCTTAACCCCAAAATTGTACATCGGTAAATCTCCAAAAGAAGACAATACTTTCATGTTTGACTTTCCTATAGCTCTTTCATAAGCTTTAAATATTACAGATTTAGGAGGAAGTATTTGTAAACACTTCACGATGTCTTCACACACCCTGCTGTACAGGTAAATAGCTGAATTGGTAATGTCGTAAATAGCGTTGTTGCCAGCAGCAATAGCTTGCTGCCTAACCCCTACCAACTGCTCCCCTTTCGGAGAAGTACCATCCATTACTTCATTTATCCCTGTTGTATCACGAATGAGGCGAAGGTTATGATTATAGATACCGATAAGCTCATTGATATTACGAATGCTGTTATCCAAAGAACGTACTGGCGGATTTTGGAATCCCCCTTCGGGGTTCTTACTCCTGTAGTAGAATACACCTGTCTGTTCATATATATCTTGAATATCTAAAGGCTGTAGTTCACCGCCTTTTCCTAGTTGTACGTTTTCTAGCCCTTCGATGTCTACGATGAGACCGTCTGGTTTGGCTTTAGCGATAGCCTGTTGAAGCTTTAAATGCGAAAGCTGTAGTTGGTCGGCAAAACCAATTACAGAGCCTACAAGAGACTTAGGCATCATTCTTCGTAAGTTGGTAGCAACCACAGAGTACGACAGCCTTGCTTTGGTTAAGTCGTGTACGTTTTTAGGGACATTTGCTTTCTGTCCGTATCCAAACAAATAATCACATCCTACAACGTAGCTTCCCCCAAACACAGTTTGAATGCTCATGTTTGAAGGCTTTCTGTCGTATACAGATTCTTTAGGCGGTGTATATTCCATCCCTTTATAATAGAATCCTGTGTTTCCAAACTTAGAACTCTTCTCTTCAAACATCATATCGTCTGTAGATAGAAACTCAAAGTCCATAACCTCCACAATAAACTCATCGTATCCGTAAGTTGTACGGTCTAGAGTTTCATCGTAGTATTTATAGCTTAGTTTATCTGCCCTGTTCTGATACTTGTTTTTTACTTTCTGGGCAATCTTAGCATATTCTTCTTCACTAAACTCATCACGAGCGATACGTTTGAGTTCAGAAATGCTAATCTTTTTGACGTGTCCTGCATAAATGAGGTCGCTAAATGTAGGGTCTTCGGTGTAGCTATGGAAGAAAAATGCTGGGTCGATGTATTCTTCTGTAATTCCATAGTTAGGGTCGTTGTTTCTTTTAATAACGCCCATACCACAGGCTACTAAATCGTTTACTGCTCTACGGTATACACGCTGGTCAAAATCGTTCCACTCTAGCGTGATATTCGTACCAACCTGCGCTGCTATTTCAGCAGCAGTCTTAATGTTGGTGTCCATAAAGATTTCAGCTTCTTCTGAAGTTTCTGGTACATCCTCTGGCTTAACTCCGATTTCAGCACCTAAAGTATTTAGGTCTTCAATCATCTGCTTGTTCTCTACTTGAAACAATTTTTTAGCTCTTTCTTTTTCTTTTTCAGACTGAGAAAGAGGGTCTATAGCAGTAAGGTTTGGATAAGGTTTTCTAGAGAGGATGTTGTTTACAACAATCTTTACAAACTTAGGGACGATAGGCACTGGAGACCAATCAAGGTTCAGTAACGTACCGTCCCCGTTATTAGGGTCTAATGAGTTTAATATCTGTTTGTAGATAGAAGTATCTTGTGTTCCGTTTGCGTAATCACGATTTGTTTCAAAGTCTTTTAATCTTCTTCTGAAAAGACTTCTTTCATCGTCAGAGTTGCCCCATTGTTTTTCAATGGCTTTAGCATACTTTAGACCGTAAGTCTTAGTAGACTTTTTGCCATAGTGTGCAAACGGGTCTGGAAAGTTACCGTACTTTCCTTGTTCATTGTTGTTATTGTACATAGCCTTTCGCAGAATACTTCCTTGCAAAGATACAAAATTAAAGCACTGTCTATCAACGTCTTATTTCCTTGTATCTACGGAAAAATTGCTTGTCGTTAAACTGCGCTTGTTTTTTAACGGTTTTTGTTTTTTGCGCCCCTAATAAAGCAAGACCGCTTGATATTGTTAAATCGTATTTGGTACGATTATCTATCTTGTATCCAATCCAATCTTCAAGAGTTCTGTCGAAATACATTTTGCCCATCTCACCAGTCTCTTGGTTTATACCTACATGCTCCTCTATGTACGCTTCTATAGCATGGGCATGCGCTTGAATAACATCTACAGAGTTAGACGGTATACCACGAGTTTTTGTGTTTTGTGCGGCATTAGGAGACTTTAGATGGTCGGGTCTTTTCATTACATACTCTTCGTATCCCCTTGCTTCAAAGTGCCTTACAATACCGTATTTGTTGTTTTCAATAAGTAATGGGTATCCATAAAATACAGCAGCAAGCAACACATCCTCATAAAAGATACGTGCCAAAGGTGGACGAGAGGCATACTCAGCGACAAACATATTTGCTGGTGCAGCCATGTTGAATTTATTATAAAGATGGCAAGCTCCTTTCGAACCTCTATTATCTGTCGTTGAATCCAAGTCATAACTATCGACACCACCCACGCCTATGTGGTCATTGGCTGGGTGCATTTTACCGTTTATTATTCTGTGTTTGTTTCTATCTTCTGGTTTAGGCATCCAAGCTACACGCCACCTACCTTCTTTGTTTGGGTTAAACACAACTTCTTTGTCGCTAACACCTTCTTTCCAGCTAAAGTTGCCACGAACCACAGGGTTAGGAAACAACTCTTGATTGTGTTCTATCTGCTCGTATATCCTCCCAATATTAAAAGTAGAACCTTCTATGCTGTCACGCATAGCCTCATCAATAGTAAAAGGAAACTGCCTAATCTGTTCGTTCAGTTCTCTGGCATCGTGCTTCAGCGCATCTCTTTCATTTTTGAGATAAGTCTTAGCACCAATATCCACATAATCCCCATCAATCGTTTTAACTGGTTTTTCTGGGTCTTCCACAATTGCGTTACCGTACTCGTCAAAGAAACCTTCGAGAGCTTCGTAGGCTGGTATAAATAATCTATATAGTCCAGTTTTTGTTCTTCCATTTGCGTTTCTATCGTTTGGGTCTGAATCTCTCCAAAGCTCCTTGTATTGTCTACCGCCTTTATCCATTGGGTTTACAGTAGAGCCTACTAAAGCTTTACCTACAATTCTTCTACCCACAATTAAACAGGTTCTCTCTATACGCCAAGCTTCACGAATATCTGTGGGCTTCTCCCACTTGCCTGCCTCGTCAAGATAAAGCAAATGAAGTTTCTCACCATCGTATGCGTTGTTCGTAGTGTTTTTCCAATTTATAACTGTATTTAACGCTTCCCCTTTATTGGATGTTTTGTTGTTTTTGGTGATGCGCTTAGAGGGTTCACGAAATGCCAGCTCCATACGAGGATTGGTTGTACCGTCCTGTATGGGCTTGAAGAAAAAAGGAAGTGATTTATACATCGTTACCACCTTTTTCATAAAGATGTTTTCTTGTGCATCCTTACCTGTCTTAGACTGTATTCCTAATAGCTTTTCTTTTACCTGTGTACCTTCGTCTACAAGTATTGCTGATGATATGTTAGTGTACCCAGAACGTCTACACTTCACATAGTTCTGACCCATAGAGCGTGGGTCTAACTCACACGCAGCGAAGTGTACAAACAGCCTTCTCTGAAACTCTAAATAATACCCGTACCCGATGTCCAGCTTCTCCCACTGGAGCATCATGTAGTGTCTCCCAGTAATATATGTAGGCTCACCATCATTATAAAACCAGAAACCCTCACGCCTACGAATAAATTCCTTTTCGATATACGAAGAAAACCTCTTTTTAAATTCCGAGGGCATCTCGTACCACTCATCCATAGAGCGAATCCTACGCAACTCCTCTGGCACATCGAGTCTTTTCCACATTTGCAATTCACGAGGTTTATCGTGGTTATGGATTTCTTTTTTCTTGGGGGCTTTGGGGAGCTGAATGAGAACCTCACCGATTTCGATGACCTCTCCATCCGAATCGTTGGGACATATATTGACCACGTACTCATCGTATCCCTCAACTTTCTTAAGACCTGCCATCGCATTATTCGTAATAGTAGATATGGTAATGCTCCCCTTCGTACCTACATTTTTTTTCACGATTGCACTCTTGCTTGCTTGCAGCGCAAGAAACAATAGCGAGCATAGAGAAAATTATTAATAAACGCTTCATATTGATTTATTTTAATATATTTACATTAAATTAACATTCCAGCTTATGAAAACTATTCTGTTAGCAGCTGGGTTTCTTTTACTAACGTCTTGCGTTAGTAGTGAAAGTATAGCGGTTCAATCATCTTGTTCTTACCACGAATGTGAAATCACCGCCATACACTCCCACGCTTACTGGTATTAATAATCCCAGTAGATGAAGACTTGACTACTTGGAGAATCGCTCTGCGAACCCTCCAGAGTAGTCTTTGTCTTCTTCAATCCCTCCTGTTTCTTTAATTTCTTTGACCATTTGTTCAAGTCGTTGGTATTCAATAAGGAGTTCTTTTGCATCTGTTGCTGTTTGTTTAATGCTTTGTAACTCAGCTTTACGCTGAGAGCCAGAAAGCTCTGCATCTACAGGCTTTCTTATTTCATCAATCATGTTATTGATTGCCACCTCCATAGAGGAAAGCAGTCTTGTTGATGCTTCTATTGTGGTAAATTTACGCTTCTTTGACATACACTAGTTCTGTTGTTCGCATTCGATACACAATATCACCGTTTAACAAATCCATCTTGTAATCCGAATTTTTTCTGTAACCCACCACATCACCAACGCTCGCTCCAATCCATTCTGAATCTTCTGGGAGAGCAACAAGTTCTCCTTCATCTTTAGGTTCTTCTTTGATGCTAAGAATAATGCCAGAGTCACTTGTTTCTTCTTCTGGCTCATCGGGTGGTGCAACAAAACACCAATCCCCAAGCATAGCAATATCACCAGCTTCGTTCTCAATAGCGATGGCGTGATTTCCATATCCTCCATCGGGGTCATAATTAACCAAGTATAAATCATCTCC